AGGTTCCATCATAATGATGTCCTATACCGGCCGGACTAGATGTCCAGCGGAAACCACGCTAACTCTCCATTATGTTAACGCGAAGCTCGACACGGTTACCCGCTGCAGCTTAACCTTTCTGGGTACTGTTGTAACACCGTACTCGGCCTGGGTATCGTTAGGGAAGATAGTATCAACCCAAGTCCTGTTCGAGTTCTTGAGAACTCTAGACAGGTAACGATATGGGCACGCCCCACGCGTTTTAATCCTCTCGGGTCTTACGACCCAAACGTCGAGCTCTTTGTAAGCCCCCGTCTCGTCAGTCTCGAGCATAGGATGATGCTTTTCGGGATCAATGTATATCCCGAGAGCTTCCGAATCGCCAGAGACGTACGGGAGTGGGCCAAGGACTGATGTGAGGCACGCATAGATGACGCTTGATGCGCTATAGAGCTGTTTCTTTACAAGCTCTCTCGCATGGCGTTCTAGCGCGAGTATTGAGCGGTACTCCTTAGAAGTAGTACGCGCGCTCCTCGAGCCCTCATCAAAGAAGGACATATCCAGTTTGCTTATTCGCACACTGGTTCCAGCCAACTTACATCGAACAGGCGTAACGTCATTTCCGTAGAAATAATCCCCACCACAAGACTCTCTGAAGAAGCTATTGGTGAAACTCTTATTGAGGTTCACCTTCAGGCCAACTAGAGTCAAAGCCTTAACGGCCTCAGCATACCAGCCTTTGGGAACGATGATATCGTCACCGTAGACATAAACTTTGCTTGAAGCAAAGCGGTAGTCGACGTTAAAACGACGAGAGATTTGTGTACAAATGGCGAGATGAATGATCAAGGCCATCGTAGGAAATGTGAAACCCGATCCCATACCTGCAAGTTTCTTTAATTTTCTGGTTCTTCCAGACGGTAGTCTGGCGAGGTCAGTTCTAAATCGAAGTATCTTGTAGAAAGGGACAAACCGAAAGAGGCGCCTGACAATATGGTAAGAAACCATATCACTAGCGTCCGACAGGTCGAGGGTCGCATAAGAACGGTCAATTGAGGATTGGTGGGCTAATCTGCGATTAATCTCCTGACTAGCAAAATTGATACGATGTTGCGTGTCCTTCTCAAGGCAATCAGTCAAGAGGTCAAAAAACCCTAGCTGAAAAATAAGCTTTGAGTAAGGTTCACGACAAATTACACGCGGGCCTCGAGAGTCCTTTGGTACAAAAAGCACCTCAGAGAAATTCGGGTCAACGTCGATAGCTCTGGCCTTTGGCGCACGGCTATTAAGCCGAAATGCCCAAGCCAAGTTTTTCGCCTCAGACGGGACGGTTGCGGGAAGATTATTCCGCTCGTACCATCCGTATTGGTCGCGATGGAATCGCGCCCAAAAGTCAGCATGGCCTGAAAAGGTCCCTGACCCGGGACGTGCGCTGCCGATAATATCGTCATACGCAATTCTCGACGAACGAGGGTAGTAGGTCTCAAAATTCGACCTCATCGATTCAACGAAGGAGACGTCGTAATCTCCATCTGTGAGCACGGAGTCGTCATTCTCAATAAACTTTTGTTCAGCCTTTGCAAGCTGTTCATCGGTAAAATCAAGAGATAACTTGTAAAAATACTCACAAGCCTGGCGAATCACCAGTATAGATACTGGATCAGCATCAGGTCGCACGACGAATTTATTTCTGTCGTGCGAATAGGAAAAGAGCTTAAGTAGGAAACCCCGAAAAATCACGGGGAGCCCTCTGTACTTCGTTATGGCGCTTGAAAAATCGCACCACTCTCCTTTCTCTATGCACATTATAACGTGTTTGGAGAAGGTAGGAAGAAGTACAGTTACGACATGTACGCCCTCATTACGAAGGCGTTTCATGATGTACGAAGTTGTCGTTTTGTCAACTCCGAGATCATCAAAAAGTGCCAAAAACAATTCTGAATAATCTAACTTCATGCCCCGTTACGGTTAGTGAGTCAACTGATAACTGACAAACTAGTCGTTAGAGGATGAGGTAGAACAATCAGGATTCGCCCATGAACAATCGGGACACGGTACTCGAAGTGATAAACTCACTCAGATCCGCGGCCAAAGAGTCCAACTCTGCCGCCGTGAAGTCGGAAGAGGGCGCCACAAAACTTAATGTGACGGTCGCCGTTTTGCGGACGACGGAGCCACCAGTTGTGACGTCTTTCTGAAGAACTCTGGACACGCTGGCCCGTAACGGGTCAGCGGTAAGTGCGCTGGTTCCACGAACAATAAAAGAATTGTCGGGTTGACCAAATGCTACTGAAGAACGAGTGTATTTCCCGGTAGACCGGGGCTCGTATGTCAGAGTCTGGGCAGTGATAGTTCCGAAAGGCATGAGACTATGTGGTAAAAAAGGCTAAGGTAGGTTTAATCATCTTCATTATCGAAGAGCCAATCGAAATGGATTGGAGGAACCGCACGCCGGAGCTTTTTATTTGCCAAGTAAGCCATATTGAAGACTTCTTCAAACGTAGGAAGTTCGAATTGTGGCAACGTAGCCTCAGGGGCGACTAAGACAGACGAATGAGGGAAACGATAGTAGGTGTTATATTCAAATGGCACCTGCTTGGGTACGTACTTCCAGCTAGCCCAACTGGGGGCACTCATGTGCCCCGTTGTGTTGACGGAAGCAGATACCCACCCATCAAAATAGACTGCCTTTACCCAGCCGCCACGGCGAAGTCCTTCGAGGAACTTACCGATAGGGAGTATATAGTCGACTACGAATGAGAAAGGCACAAGTTCCCAAAGTGTGGCAACATCGGGGTGAAACCCGATCCTGTCTAACAGAGAGGAAATAAGCAAATCATCGTAGTAGGCTTTCCCATATGCGTGATATTTGATGGACTTTTTAACGTTCCACCACATATTAGACCATGGACCTCCAAAGTCTTCGTATGATTTTTCGGAGACATCGTAGGTCGTGGCCTCGTACTGGGTCCCATCTATGGACTTGGCGATGTTTTGCAAAGCCTTAAGTCCGCTCTCGATTTCTGAAATCAAGGGAACGATGCCCCAAGTGATTGCGCCATATGAGAGCTGCCGCCAAAACTTCCAAGTTAACATAGCTATGATTTCATCCATCTCCGCAAGGAGAACGATGATGTTAAGCTCTGTTGAAGTAGGAAGGTTGGCCCAGTCCAACTCCTTGAGTGGGGGTGGTGCGTAAAGAAAAGGTGGAATATCCTTATTCTCTACACGTCCCCAAGGAGGGGCATAGTAGTGAAGGGCCCGCTTGCGTTTTATGTGCTTGCAGTACCCGCCACCAGGATTCATGTCCCACATTGTCTCGTTAGTTTGCGTTGAAGGATAAAGTTGCCATGTACTACTCCCGTTAGGGAGAAAGCGTAGGTACTCATTAGGCCTTTCACGATAACGAGGTGGCATAGATGATTCGATCGGAGAGAGAAAGATCGCTTTAAGGGGGACAGTATTCCCTCGGGGCGATCAGAGGTTGGTATCAGTGCACACCTGTGCACAACGGAGTTCCCGTTCATAGGATCGACAACGATTCTACGGAATGTAGCTGTAGTAAGTGCGTGTGCTTGTTAAGCAACAAGCCCGAATCTTACCCGGTTGCCCTGCGGCTTGTCCGTGTACCAAGAGTTGGCTGAAA